TCCAATGAATACTAATATGAAATATTCCATTCAAAATTTTATATAATATATTTACAAATCACCGTGATTTAGAACAAAGTATAAACAGTATATAATAAAGTTAACTAATAATTTAAACCTCTCATCTAAATAAATAATAGAATAATATAATATTTAAAAATTTTATTTTATTTTATCATTCATATTATATGTCTGATATAGATTATCATACCAAGTATATAAAATATAAAACAAAATACGTTAACTTAATGAATAATACTGGCGGGGCTAAGAAGGGTAGTACTGTGGCCAAAGATAGTGAAGAGAAAACATGTAGTACCAAAACCGAGTGTGCAGCCGAAGAGGAGTGTATAGCAACCAAGTGCAAGGAAAACAAAAGCGTTCAAAATACACCTGTAATGACTGAATTACCATCTGAAAAAAAAAATGCTTCAATGATGGCATATACTAACTTTACTCTTGCTAATAAAGATCAAGATGTCGCTAAAAAAGAGGAGGAAGAGATCGCTAGATTGGCAGATCAAGTAGCACAAGAAGATTATGAACAGCTTATAAAAAGAAATAAAAGGATGATGCATGACATGGAAGCAGCAAGAAAAACACTAAGAGATGATATAGAGGAAAAAACAACTAGACTTAAAAAGAGTCAACGGGATGAGAAATCAAAGTCGGAAAATGATATTGACAGCGCAACGAATCCACAAGTTAAAGAGTTTCGACAAATAATGGCTGACGAACTATTTGATACACACAAAAAAGAAGATGCGATATTAAGGGACCAATCTACGAGACGTATGAATTTTTTAAGAGAAAAACAAGATCGAGTAAAAGAAAGAAATAAGAAATATGATACGATTGATGCCAAGCAAAAAGAAGATATGAGTAATTTATTAAAAAAGCAAAAGGAAAATCTAGATAAACTAAACAAAGATATTATAAAATCGGAAAAAGAGGGAAACTCAGAAGCCGTTGAATCTAAAAATAAAGAATTGATGCAAAACAAAACGGAATATGCAAATGTAATTCGTAAATTAACAGAGCTGAACGATAGTGCTTTAGCAAGTTTGAAAACAAAGATGCGTAGTGATGAAAGCGCCCAACAAAAGTTCGAAAGTGAATTTAATGGTATATTAAAGCAAGAAATGGATCTATATAAAAAACATAAAGGGAAAAAGGGTGAGGATGAGGTTGATGGGTTTAAGAGCCTTTATACAGCGAACAAAGATTATATAAGCGCACTTGAGGCTTCGAGTAAAGAAGGCACCACACCAGATAAGGAAACTCAAGCGGAAACTCCGTTAGATGCAGCGGAAAAGGCGTTAGTTAAGGCGAAAGATGATTTAGTTAAGACGAAAGCTGAGGAGAAGAAAAAATGGGACGTATCCATGACAAAAGCACGAGAAGCCTTTACGAAAGTGATCAATGAAAGTGAAGCTGTGGATAAGGCTGTGGCTGCTGCTGTGGCTGATGCTGTGGAGGCTGTGAAGAAAGCTGCTACGAAGAATAAGTATTTGGTAGGAAAGAATTTTGATATTAATGATTATTTAACAGAAACTGTATTTGAAAATTAATATTTAAAAATGTTTAAATTTTTTATCATTTAATATATAGAAATGTCTGATATCAATTATCATGCCAAGTATTTAAAATACAAAACAAAGTATTTAGAATTATTAAGCAGTACACACATAGGCGGTACTGACCCAAAAGGTGACAAAAAAGTAGTTGATGCTAGTAACAATGAAGTAGTTGATGCTAGTAACAATGAAGTAGTTGTAGAAGCAGTCCAAGCAGATGCTACCGTTGTAGAAGATGCCAAAGTCGAAGATGCCAAAGTCGAAGATACCAAAGTAGAAGATACCAAAGTAGAAGATACCAAAGTAGAAGATACCAAAGTAGAAGATACCAAAGTAGAAGATACCAAAGTAGAAGATGCCAAAGTCGAAGATACCAAGGTAGAAGATGCCAAGAAAAAGGATGATAGTGACAAAAAGGTATCTACTAAATATTCATCTAATTATTTTAATATTGATGATTACTTAACAGAATCTACATCATTCTAAATTAATATTAAAGTTTAAATTTTTTAATAAATAATATTTTATTAAAAACTTTTATCAATATATATATATATGTCAAGTACTAACTATAAAGTTAAATATTTAAAATATAAAACAAAATATTTAGATCTTTTGAAGAAATTATATAATAATAAAGGTGGTAACAAGTCTAATTTAGAAGAACCCCATAATGAATTACATCCTAATGACGGTGTTACTAGTGCGGTGAATGGCAAATTAGGGATTTCTCAAAAGATTATTGAAGGAACAGCCGGAGATGGCAAATTATGCAAGATAAAAGAAGACTGTCCGAAAAATAGTTTTTGTAATGAAGGTAATTGTAAAAAAGAAGAAAAACCCCTAATACTACCTAAAAGGAAAAAGACTGAAGAAGAAAGAATATATGAAGAAAAAATAAGAATAATATCAAATTTATCGCGACTTTCTAAATAATTTTTTAATATACATATATAATGAGTAATAATAATTATAAAATAAAATATATAAAATATAAACAAAAATATTTAAAATTAACAAATAACATTAAAGGTGGAACAAATTCTACTTCTACTTCTGAATCTAAATATATAGAATTAATTAGTGAAGAGCTTGATAAAATGTTTGAAATATATGTTCCTAAAAGAGAAATAAATATATGTGAAAAAAACTTTTTTGACCAAATTAATAATTTAAAGTTAAAAGAAGGAACTTTTGAATCTAAATATAATTCATTAAAATATGACATAATTGAGATCTTAAAAGTTTGTAAAAAAGGCGAAAATCTAAATAATGGTTTTATAAAATATCAAGATCTACCATGGCAATATTTATTTTTGACTTTAGCAAATAGAAAGAAAATGGAACAATTTATAACTGAGAAATTAAAAATTAGAAATATAGATGAATCTTTCTTTTTTTCAGATTCTAATCCATTCTTTAATACTTTAAAAATATTATCAGGTAAACCTTATGGTAATGGTGGACCATTTCAATATATAAATGAAGAAGCAACTGTTAAAGAGAGTTTTATAACTGCCTTATTTACAATAAGAAATAACTCTGGCACACATTTGGCTAATGAAATACCACCAAATGATACTGAAATAATTAATATAAGAAAAATAATTAATGATTATTTAAAATTATCTCCAGAACAAATTTTAGATACTATAAAGAAAGGCATAAATAAAACATACAATGAATGGTTATTTACTATTGAAGTTGATCCTAAAACACAAAAAGAAAATAAATTTCCAAAAGAAAAACCACTTATTTTATTAAATTCTAAATTATTGATTTTAATTGCAAGAGATAAAGATAATACAACTCAACCTTTTTCTATAAAAGATAGAAAATTAAATGGTATTAGTATTGCAACTTTGAGAAAAGCTTTACGTAGTCAAAGATATAAAGAGGTCATAAAAAATTTAAAATATATTGATTTCGATAATAAAGGATATGTGATAGATATAAATAAAATTAGTGAAAACGGAATCTTTAACAAAAAAGATATTCTTCTTTCAGACTTATCTGAAAAAAAGTATAATAATAATGGAAATTCGTATAGTCAAGATATAATTGGTACAGTTTTTGTCAAATCATCATCAAAAAAAGTAAAACCAGTATTTTCAAAACCAAAAGATTGGCAATGGGATTTAGAACAAAATACTTTCAAAGAAATAGGTTATACTAAACAAAATTATAATGAATTATTAAAATCCCCACTAAAAGGATTTGAGATACTTATTAAAGAATTATATGAAGCTAAAAACTATTTTATAGAAATAGATAAATTAGGTAATAATTCTGATGAAATTTTAAAAAAAAACAAAGACCAATCAAGATTAGATACAATAGAACGAATTAAAAAAGATGGGGAAAATATTGTATGCGAAGAACTCTTTAACAACAAAAAAGAAAAAATAAAATTAATAATGAAACAAGAAATAGAATCTGAATTAAAAGAACTATTTAAGAAAGATAAAGAAGATGAAATAATTCAGATTGGACAAGAGAAAGATAAGATTATTGCTGAATTAAAAATAAAATCTAAACAAGATAAAGAAGATAAAGAAGATGAAATAATTCAGATTGGACAAGAGAAAGATAAGATTATTACTGAATTAAAAATAAAATCTAAACAAGAAAAACAAGATGAAATTAATAAATTAGGGATAGCTTATGAACAAAATAAACAAAATGAGATTGATAAATTAAAGCTAATCTATAACCAAGAAAAAGTAATTTATGAGACTGAAAAATTAAATGAAATTAATAAGTATAAAGAAGAAGCGATACAAGAAAGAGAAATTCATAAGACGGAAAAATTAAATGAAATTACCAAGTGTCAAGAAGAAAAGAAAATATTAGAAAAAATGAAACAAGAAGAAATTATTAACCTAAAGATGAAATTTGAACAAGAAAAAGCAAATAATATTATAAGAATTAACAATAAGTCTGAAGAGGTTGGAAAAATAAATAATCTTCAAAAAGAAACTATTGACTCGGATAAAGAAAGTGCATTTATTCAATCTCGAATAAATATAGAAAAAGCAAACAAAGAAAGACTAAAACGAGAGGGAGAAGGACATGTTATGAAACAAGTCGGAGATTCCGCAATAGAAGCTGCAGCTAAAGCTGGGAAAATTAGGGACGAAATAGCAATAGCAGATACAGCAGCAGCAGATACATCAGAAGAAACAGTAGAAGAAGATAGTAAGGAATCATATATATACCGTAAATATAAAATAATAAAATTATTCGAAAATTTAAAAAAATAAAGTAACTTAATTACTTTTCTTTTTTTGTTCATTAGTAACACCTTTATATGGTGTTGCCTTTCCACTCATAAATTTACCATCTGGACCTCTTTTAAGATAGGTATTTGTTGTTGGATTATATATTTGTGTTCGGTCTTTAATCGCACCATTTCGCGTGTTATTACCAGTATTTTTAGCCATATAATTGAAGATATTATCTTCAATTATATTACATTTCAAATTTTTATGTTAGTTTATAATATAAATCTTGATAATGATATGAAAGTTCTTCGACAATACTCCTATCGGGAATACTTTGTGAAGTTCCATATATTGATGCCATTCCAGAAGCTTTTATATTAGGATTGTCCTTGATATGTTGTATACCATCTTTTATTTTTTGAATAAATAATTTTCCCAAGTCTTCTGATTGTTGACAGTGAATAGAAGTCAAACAAAGATGGAAAGATGGTGGAAATTGTAGAGAATTTAGACTCCATCCTTGATCTGTCAGATACTGATATAATAAGTAAATTGTATTTGCATTATTATTTGTTTTTAAGGCTATTACCGTAGTTTTCGGATCACCTATCACTTCAATTTCTGGTATTTCTTTTAAATCTTCTAATATTTGATCTCTTAATTTAAATATTTCCATAATTTTGGTTGTATACCCAAGTTTGCCATTAAATAACATAGCTGCCCATGTTCCTGCTATGATCGAACCATTTCGACTTCCTGGGATTGATGGAGATACATAAATACCCCCTGGCCAATCAGTTGCTACATTATACTGACTATGTACTAACTCTTTAGTATTATAAAGAATTACTGAACCACCTTTCGGTCCATATCCATATTTATGTGTGTCAATACTAATACTTGTTATCCCTTTCAAATTAAAATTATATATATTATCTTTCATAAAAGGTAATACGAACCCTCCTAAACAAGCATCCATATGTAATCCAATATCATTTTTAATAGCTAATTCAGATAATTCTTTTATAGGATCAATAACACCATGAGGAAATGATGGTGCTGACCCTACCATCATAATAGTATTATTATTAATATAATCAACGAAATCTTCTATTTTTGGTAAACCATCCTCATATACTGGAACTTTAATTAATTTAATTCCCAAGTAGTGACAAGCTTTATCAAAAGCAACATGAACTGATAAGGGTGCAATTATTTCTGGTGAACTAATATTTCTATGCTTTTTATAATAATCTCGATGGGCTTTACATGCCAATATAATACTTTCGGTACCACCTGTAGTTACAGTCCCACATGCATTATCATCACCATTATATAGATCTAAACAAAACGAAACAATACTTGCTTCCATTTCTCTAATTTGTGGAAATAAATCTGCATGTAATGGATTTGTCCATTGAAACATATTAATTACTTTATTTACTAATTCAGTAAGGTCAAAATTTGCATCATAAACAGTTCCAGATATTAATCCTTTTTTCCAGTCATGTTTACTTTTTGGTAATTTATTAATAATTTCAAAAATGTTATCTGATGTCATCCCATGAGAAGGTAATGTTAAAATTTTAGATTGACATTTTTCAAATGTATTATTCATAGTATCTTTTATCTTTTCTATTTCATTGTTAACTAATGGTATTTGTCTGATTAATTTAAAAGTATTTTTCATAATATAATCTTTACTTTTAAGATATGATTGATAAGCTACCCAAAGTAAAGTAAAATATAAAGGTCCTTCTGATTTAATTACATTGAAAATATTAATATAAGATTGTTGTTTTGCAAATATTTTCCCTATGCTAAAAAAATTATTATAATTCATTACATTAATATAAATTAAAGTTTTAAATAATATACAAGATATAAGATTATTTATCAACAAAGTTACCAAGAAAATTAATGTACTAAAAAGAGTTGTTCCATTGGGTGTTAGACCAAAAGTTAAAGAGCCATATTATAGTCATTTAAAATGTCTTAAAAGAGGTCCCTTATTTTAAATATTTTTTGCTGACAAAATTCATATTATCATCAAAAAAATATATTATTGGTTCAGCATTTGGAACATCCATATCGTTAATTAATTCGAAATTACTTTTTTCTATATGTTGCATTAAAACTTTTAAGGAATTTTTATGTCCACACACCAGTGGGATTTTATTATTATATATTTCTTTTTGAATTTTATTCCAAAATGGTTGTACTCTTAAGAAAGTCATATAATAAGATTCACCATATTCTGGATTATAGTCGGCGTATTTTATAATTTCAATATCTTTGATACTATTCACTATAGGTGGAGTTTCAAAGTATGATCCTTTCCATTTAATATCCAAGTCTCTAACGTATCCTGTTAATTTACCATAATGTTTTTCATTTAGTCTCCAAGATTTTATAACAGGTATCATATTATTTGTATTTATTTGATCAAGTATTAACTGATTGGTATTAATACTTCTTTTTAATCCCGAAGTATAACTAATAGTAGGTATCATATTATTTCTTAATAAAATCTCGCCACTATTTATAGCTTGTCTTTTCCCTAATTCGGTTAGTCCAATATTTGCCCAACCAGTAAATTTATTTTGATAATTCCATAGACTTTCGCCATGTCTAACAATAATAAGTTTTTTTGACATTAGATTGAACGATATTTTTTTTATGAGTAGTTTGAAATTCAGATAAAGTAATAATTTAATAATTTATATAATATATTATATAAATGAATTCGGATGATTTATACAAAATTAAATATTATAAATATAAGAAAAAATATATAACTTTAAAAAACTCAAATGTTTCTAACATGGTTATACAACATAATAAACGTATTAGCGATATTCGTATTCCTTGTATAGATAATGAAAAATGTAATAAACCAGGTAGTCAGCTTATTAATAATAGATGGGCGCCATGCGAAGGATGGAATTGTCTTTAATAACTAGTTAACACGTTTTTTAATATATTTAAAAATAAGTTATTATATATATATAAACAAATGAAACTCAGTGAATTAAATTTAATAAACTTAAATAGCAAATTAAAATATACTGATGATTGTCTAATTCCAGATGAAATTAATTTATCTTTAGAAGAAGCAGATGACTTTAATAAAAGAATTATAAAACCTTCTAATATAAATAAGTTAATAAAGTTATCTTTATTTCTAGAGCTACCTGAATTAAACCAATTTATTCTAAATAATACTTTACCAACAGATGAAATATATAATTTAGATAATGAGTATAAAGATATTGTTAATTTACCAAAATTTATGATAGATATAAATGATTCTATCAATAAGAATAAATATTATTTGATAACTAGAAACCACAAACCTAGATATTTCGATCTTTGTGTAAGAAGTGTAGAACTAAATTTAGTTAAATGGTTAGAATGGGGTTATCAAAATAAGTATGGTTGGCACGACGGTCAAATAATAAATCATCTGTCTAATATAGCAGCTATTAATAACAGTTTGGAATGTATTAGATATTTATATAATTTATTAGGTGTAGAAATGAAATGGGATTCTACAACATGTAAGTATGCGGCCAGTTATGGCAATCTCGAGGTATTAAAATTTTTACACCAAAATGGTTGTAGTTGGGATTGGCGGACATGTAAATACGCAGCACAATCAGGCGAGTTGAAATGTCTCGAGTATGCGCATTGTAATGGATGCGAGTGCAAAGAAAGTGCCTCACATGCTGCAATTAAATATAATAGGATGGAATGTTTATATTATTTAGAGAAAAACAATTGTCCTTTTATTTATAATTCAGGAGAAGTTGCTGCAAAAAACAATAGATTAGATTGTCTTAAATATATCCTATCCAAAAATTTATTTGCAGAGAAAGATTTAGCTGCTAAAATTTTATTAAATAATAGTTCTAATGATTTTAGAAAGAAATATTTTGAACCAATGTTAAAAAATATATGTTATGCGTGTATAAAAAATGGACATTTTGATTGTTTCAAGTATATTTTTGAAAAGTATGATATTAATTTAAATTTTAAGAGTGAACTTTTAAATGATTACAAAGATATAAATTTTTTAAAATATCTACATGGTCACAAGTTAATTAAGGATGATAGTTTATCATATTTACTTTCTAGTTCTAAATCTAAAGATTTTGAATTTATTATTTATTTTGTTGATAACGAATTACCTGGTTATGGTAGATTTCTTAGTGAACATTTTTTAAATAAAATTAATAAAAGAATCAAATGGGGGTATAATGATTTCAACATATTCTTAAAAAGTAATTATTTTAGAAACAAATTAGACATTTAATATAATTATTAAATAAAAATTGATATATTTATAATTAAAAGTAATTAAGTATATTTTATGAGAATATCACCAGAAATAGACAATTTAAATATATTAAATAGAAGACTAGGTTGGATACCATCTGGAGACCAGATAAGACCCTTACAAGTAGTAGTCGATAAGAAAGAACAAGATTATATTAAATTTGATAAATTTTATTATTCAATTAAAGATCAAATATTAATCAGATACTTTAAATTTCCAAGTAAAATAAATCGAAAGACTAGTAGAATAGAATCTAAAATTTTATTGGAAAATATTAGAGAAAAAAGATTTTTACAAAATGAATATGCTTATAATGTTCCATGTGAAACCAATCATTATGTCATGTGGTATACCTATCAAGATATATCAGATGATAATATTAATTTGGATATAGAAAATTCGCTGTATGAACTATTGAAACATAGAGATTTTGAGTTTGTTTGGTATGAAAATCCTAAGATGAGTGTACCGGATGTATATCATGTTCAAGTTTTTTGGCGATTGACTAACAATTAATATTAATCTCTTCATCTTCATCATATGTTAATACGCCCGAAATATCAACAACATTTAAGACAAAGTTTTCAAATGTTATTTTTTTAATCTCTTTAATTTTCTTTATAATTTCTAGTTTCTGAATAGAATAAAGTGTAAAATCAATAATAAAAGTATTATTATCTTTTGATAAACTATAACCATGATCAAATACACTTGAACAACTATTAATTTCATCCCAAATAATTTTAAAATCAGATGATAATTCGTAAGGATTATCATTAAATGTATTAATTTTATAAGTATCATCTAATTTTTTTTCTAGTACTGCTTCGATAAATATTTCGATAGTTGGGTAAATACTTGAGTTTTTAATTTTCATATCTAATAATGAATTAATAGATCTTAAATAATTTATATACATTAGCTGACTCACTTCTCCATTCCAGGAAAAATTATATGGCAAATGTTCTCTAAATATATCATAAACAAGTTGACTTTCTGATAAAGTTAAATTATGATAAATTTCTATTTTTTCATCTAAATTTAAAGTTAAATCTTTATTCATTTTGATAATAAAATATAAATAAGAATTATCAAGAACATTTCCACCATAGAATTTTTCTAAATAATTTGGGGCATAATCTGTCCACCAAATATCTATTTCACTTAAGGGTAAGGGAACAATAAAACAATTTTGAACTTTTTCCTTAATTTTTGGAATAATATTATGATAAACAATCTCTAATATATCATTATCTTTAATATGTTGATAAATATTCGATGGTTCTATTACATTTATTCGAAAAAAATCTTGCAAAGTTATTAATTCATTAGATTCGGAGGTGTTGTTACAATTTTCTAATTGTTTATCACAAAAAAATGACATATAATACCAAAGAGATAATAAATATTTAAGTGGTTTATTATTTTTCATGTAACAAAAGTTTTTATTTAGACTTTTTAATGTATTAGGTCTAAATAAAAAATTGATTTAACATAGATTTATATAAATAGAATATTCTATTTATATAAATACTAAATGGGGATAAAAAACTTTAGAACCAACTTAATCGAAACATTTCCTGACATAATTAGTCATAAAAAACCAAATGATATACATACCTTATGTATTGATGGCAATGGAATTTTACATAAAATATGTCATCGTGTTAATACCAAAGAGAAATTTAAGAAAAATCTAATTAGTATGATAAGACGATTAATAAAAACTACTAACCCTTCATTCGTTGCTATTTTTATAGATGGTCAGGCTATACTTGCCAAAGCTAACACGCAAATTAAAAGAAGAAATAAATATTTATATACTGAATCAAGTGGTCTCAGTTCATTAAATCTAACTCCAGGTACTCCTTTTATGGATTTTGTAGATGAAACTATTAGTGAATATTTAGCAACATTAGATATTAACCATTATTATTCATCCTCCAGAGAAAATAATGAAGGTGAAATCAAATTATTTGAATGGTTACTTAAGAATAATATAAAAGATACAATATGTGTAGTGGGAGATGATTCAGACTTGATTGTATTAGCACTTGCTAGTCGACCTTTGTTATATTTATATATCTATAATGAAGAAAACTATTTATCTTTATTCAAGCTAGTTTATAATATGTCGATAAAATTCTGTTCAAAAAAATTTAGTTATAATTGGCATCCAGTTAGAATAGATTTTGTATTGCTATCTTTATTTCAAGGGAATGATTATAATAGCAAGATATCACAATTTAATCATTTAATATCATCATATACTAAATTACAGAAAAATAAGAAAGGATTCTTAATAAATAAAAACGGTGAATTAAATTTGTCAAATATTAAGATAATGTTTGATAAAATAAAAACAATAGATACTAGAATTTATACTTCAACTAATGTTGAGGAATATTTTAAAGCTATACAATGGAACCTAAATCTATATCAAGGAAAATTAAATAATAGATTTTTACCTGCTTATAATAAAATAAACATAAATTCTATTATAGAATTTTTTCCAACATCTGTAGAATCAATGTGTGAAGATATTAATTGGATTAATTCTGAAGCCTTTACACTCTTATTAATGCCAGCTACTGGAAGAGAGTTTCTACCTGAAAATTTAAAACACTTTTTAGATAAAGATTCTCCAATTAAAGATCTATTCCCCGATCCATGCAAAGAATGTATTGAATGGAAGAAAAAATTAAAGGAAATAGTTCAACCAAAAGAGGATGCATCTGAAAAAGAACTTGCTACTTATAAAAAGACAGTAAGTATAACAAATATAGCCTATACTAATCATATTGAAGAAAATCATAATAACACTGAATTACCAGTTGAAAGATTAGAAAATATAATTAATAATAAAGAAGCGTTATTAAACAATACCACTGTGTCTTAACAAAGCATCAGGTATTGGGTCTCTTCCTCTAAATTCACGAAAAACTTCAGCTGGATGTTCTCCACCACCTTTGGCTAAAACAGTATCTCTAAATTTTCGACCCATCTCAGCTACTTGTGATGGATCATTCAAATCAATTTCTTCAAAAGCACTAAAGACATCAGCAGACATAATCTCGGCCCACTTGTAACTATAATAGCCAGCACTGTAACCTCCTGCAAAAATATGACTGAAAGAGCATAAGAATTTATCTTCATCTAGAATAGGACGTACCAAATATTGACTAGAAAGTCTTTTTTGAACATCAAGAATATTTTCATCTTCCTTCAGTTGGGAATATAAATATAAATCTAACATAGCAAAGTATACTTGTCGACACATACCTCCTCCCGTCATGAAAGTTCTTTGTTTTAAGATTTTTTCAAAGAGTTCATCTGGAAGTGGTTCATTTGTTAAATAATGTTTAGCAAATCCCATAACAGTTGGTTTATGATAACACCAATTTTCCATAAATTGAGATGGTAATTCTACAGCATCCCATTCAATATTATTAATACCAGATGCACCACCTTCTTCGACTTGAGTTAACATATGTTGTAATCCGTGACCAAATTCATGAAAAAGAGTTTCTACCTCTCTAAAAGTCATTAATGATGGTTTAACACTACCATCATTATTTTTAATAGGCGGAGAACCGTTACAAATTAGATATGCAATAGGCTTCTTATTAAGATACTTATTTCTGTCTACACAACTATTCATCCAAGCACCACTTCTCTTTTCTCCTGGTCTTGAATATGGGTCCAAGAAAAAGTTTGCAATTAATTCACCAGTAGTTTCATCAGTAATTTTAAAATATTTAACTGATTCGTCCCAGGTGTCAATATTTTCTTTTACAGTGTCAATTTCAGATACAATAATGCCAAATAAATTACTAGCTATTTTAAATAATCCAGATAGAACTGACTCGAGAGGAAAGTATGGTTTTAAGTCCTCTTCTTTAAATTCTAATTGTTGTTCCTTATATCTTTCACTCCAATAAGGTGCATCCCAAAGTTCTAATTTATCTAAACATGAACCTAGACTTTCACTTGCTAAAGATGTAATTTTTTTCATATCTTCTTCAGCATATGGTTTCGCTTTATCACCAATCATAATAAGAAGATTTTCAATTTGTTCAACACTATTAGCCATTTTCTTAGATAAAGATAACTCTGCATAGTTTTTGAAATCTAGAATATTAGCTAGTTTATTTTTTAATTTAATAATGTCTTCTATAATTGGAATATTATTATGCTTACCATTAGATGCTCGAGATATATATTCTTTATATAATTTCTCACGTAGTTGACTCGATGGATGATGTAACATAATTGGTAAATATGATGGAATATCTAATGTTACTTTCCATGGTCCACTTTCAGGTGTAGACTCAGGATATTTTTCTTTAGCTTGTTGGGAATAAAGTTCTAGAGCACTTTTTGGTAATTGTTTCATCCCTTCATCATCACTAACATACATTTCAAATTCTTTAATTGAATCTAAAACATTATTCGAAAATTTAGTAGATAATTCAGCTAATTTTAATTTAATCTCATTAAATTCTTCTTTTTGTTTATCTTCCAACCCAATACCACTTGAGAACATAGATTGTACAGATGCATCAACAACACGTTTTTTAATATGGTCAAGTTTGTCTGTCTTAAGTAGTTTATTAAGAGCATCATATAAAATCTTCGATTGTGAAATCTTAGTAGTAAGTTTGATAACAGCTGGTTGCATTTTATTGTAAGCATCGCGTAATTCATCATTATTTTTTACAGAATGTAAGTGACTAACTAGACCCCAAGAAAAAGAAAGTGGTTGTTCGATACGTTCAGTTTCTTCAATAGCAAGATTATATAAATTATCAACGGTTTGTTCGTTTTTAATTTTTTCTTCTAAATTATTAAAATCAATTTCTAACTTATTTAATACAGTAGTAATACCATATTCGATTTGGTCATTAGAAAACTTGTTAAACTGAGGAAGTTCTTCATTATTAAGAAGACTATTGGAATTCATATTAATAGATTGGAAACTTTTGTTTATATTATTTCTTTTTGATATTTTGTCAAGAGTAAAAGAAGTAATCATTGTTAGAGAAAGCAGTAATAAAATAACTTTTAGCATTTATATTGTAAATATACTAATTTTTAAATAACTATTTATAAATTTTTTGAAATAAAGAAATTAACAGGGTTGACAGTAAGGACCGCTTTCTTGAGTACTTCGATAACAATAAATATATTCCCCATCAACTCCCTTATAGGTAATTGCCAAATCTAAGTCTGGTTTTTTAAAAGAGATTTTAATCAAAAATAGATTAATATTATTACTAGAACAATTAATCCAATGTGGAATCATATCAACTATAGTAGTAATAATATTAAGCGGATAAATACGATTAGAAATCCCAGGTGGTGGACGTGGTTTAATTGTCTTAATAAAATCGGTCATTTCATCTTTCCATCGAGTTAACCAATACCAAATATTATCTTGATCTTGTTTAAGAATAGAAACTTCATCGCCGTTTTTATATCCAAATTGATATGACGATTGTAAAAGTTGTAGTAAATTTTTCTTTTCAGGCGCTTTCAATAGTATATATTTATAAAGTTCAAGACGTGTATCCTGTTCATTGAGGAGAGCATGTAGTTTATCACCATAATATTTTATCATACGACCCCATTTTTGTTTCTTAGCTAAATATTTATTAAACTTTTGGGCAAATATTTTTTTTTGAGTGAAATAATTTTCAATTATATTATAATGGTCAGGTAAAATCGTAAAATTAGATGTATCCAGTTTAATAACTTCAACATCTATATATTCCTTTAGATTATAAACTGAAGATATCAACTCCGAATCTAACACAGAATTAACTTTTGATTTAATCATTTCTACATCAATTTCACCTTGATACGGTATTCCTTGAATAAAACCATCATCTGATATTCCAATATACATTTCACCATTTTTTGATTCTGAACATTTATTAAGAAAAGCAGATGTATACTTTGGAATATATGTATTTATGTAAAAATCTAAATTTTCCATAACTGATTTATTAAAAACCCACTTACCGGATTTTAGTAAACCTTCGGCGTATGTTTCGTTGTTTGGATCAATTGAGGTACCTTTTGGGTGAAATGTAAATAACTTGTACTCCTTATCTACCGTTTCTGCCCCATTATAATCATTATATTGAAAAATAGACATATTTAACATATTTATTACAATATAAATTAAATTTTCAATTTTATTTGTATAATATATAATACTATTTGTATAATATATAATATAATACTATTTGTATAAATTATATATTACTTGTTATATGGATAGTTTCTTTGACGATAAGAACTATAATGTAGTTATAAAAAGATTAAAAATAACATATGATAAAATAAGTATAAATAAGAATATTAGAGAAGAATTTCTACTCTATCATGATAACCTTGAGAGTTATGTTAGAACAATGTATCTTTTAGGAGAACCGTGTTGGGGAAAATTTTCATCCATCAACAATCATATCCACTTTCGCTGAATTATATAATACCTAAGGTTTGTAGCTTAGATATTAATGTATCTAATTTTTCTTTAATTTCTTGATTTTCTTCTTTTAATTTTGTATTCTCTCCTGATAGTTCCTGTATAGCTTTGACTGCTTTTGCTAAAATTGGTCTATGATTATAGGACATATAATTATTTTCATTATTATCATTTCCTATTGCAGCAATTGGGAAAGTTTCTCTAATATCTTGTGCAATAAACCCAATATCATTTCTATTATTTGATTTCCAATTATATGAAACGGGATTTAATTTGAGTATATCTTCTAGACCAGATGATAGAGGTACAATATTTTCTTTTAATCTTCTATCAGATGTCACGGGTTGTAGTTTATTGTTATTACTTGTATCCAATACAATATCGTAACCATATGATGATCCTTCATGCATGACAGTATATAAAGAAATATTTTGAGCAGATAAATCGGTAAAAGCACCTTTACCAGATAAATCATAACCGATATCAACGGCATTAATTTTACCATTAATTGATCCAGTTCTTCCAGAAATATCTAATTGAGCATGTATGTTAGCTGTACCAGATACATCTAAACTAGATAATATGGTAATAGTTGTAGTAGCTAAATCAGTAGCAGACAAATCAGTAAAAGCACCTTTGCCAGATAAATCATAACCGATATTAACAGAATTTAAATTAGTAGCAGATAAATCAGTAAATGCACCTTTGCCAGATAAATCATAACCGATATCAACGGCATTAATTTTACCATTAGTCGACCCAGTTCTTCCAGAAATATCTAATTGAGCATGTATGTTAGCTGTACCAGAGACATCTAATCCAGAGTGTAATGACGTTATACCTGAAACATCCAATTTATTACTAATGTCTAGATTACCACTAATATCCATATCTCCGTCATTATTTGTTATACTTTGATATATATATTTAATTTCATCAACTTCTAATAACGGTACTTTTATTTTACCTGATACAATGATAGTTTGAGCAGACAAATCAGTAAATGCACCTTTGCCTGATAAATCATAACCGATATCAACGGCATTAATTTTACCATTAGTCGAACCAGTTCTTCCAGAGATATCTAATTGAGCATGTATGTTAGCTGTACCAGAGACATCTAAACTAGTTAATATGTTAATAGTTGTAGTATCTAAATTAGTAGTATCTAAATTAGTAGCAACCAAATCAGTAGCTGATAAATCGGTAAATGCACCTTTGCCTGATAAATCATAACCGATATCAACGGCATTAATTTTACCATTAGTCGAACCAGTTCTTCCAGAGATATCTAATTGAGCATGTATGTTAGCTGTACCAGAGACATCTAAACTAGTTAATATGTTAATAGTTGTAGTAGCTAAATTAGTAGCAACCAAATCAGTAGCAGACAAATCAGTAAATGAACCTTTACCAGATAAATCATAACCGATATCAACGGCATTAATTTTACCATTAGTCGACCCAATTCTTCCATAAATATCTAATTGAGCATGTATGTTAGCTGTACCAGAGACATCTAAATTAGTAGCAACCAAATCAGTAGCTGATAAATCGGTAAATGCCCCTTTACCAGATAAATCATAACCGATATCAACGGCATTAATTTTACCATTAGTCGACCCAGTTCTTCCAGAGATATCTAATTGAGCATGGATGTTAGCTGTCCCAGAGACATCTAAATTAGTTAATATGTTAATAGTTGTAGCAGACAAATCAGTAAATGCACCTAGATTAGATATATTATAACCAATAATTACATTATCAATAGCACCACCAGAAATATCAACATTATTAGTAATAAACTTGGACCCATTCTTAACAGTAACATCTTTATTTGAATCAATTATAATTATATCACCCTCTCCACCACCGCCGAGTTTTAAATTAGTAGCTGCTGCAATACAAGTTGCGCCAGTAGAATTAATATATATGGTAGTTGCATCTATATCCAAAGTTTGACCATTACAATTAATGGTAGTTTGTCCGGAAGTAGCGGTAATACCAAGAGTATTGCCTGAGGTAATAGACATGGTCCCAGAAGAATCAATACCAATCGTCGATGTTCCAAAAATATCTATGTTACCAGCAACTATATCTAAATATGTAGTAGCTGTTATATTAGTTGTAGGTCCAACTATATCTAGTATACTTGGTGCACTAGAATGTATATATAAATCAGTATCTCCAAATAGTATTTTTTCACGAGTATTCATCGAAATATCATCCATAAATCTAAATGAATCATTTGTTTCAATCCATGTAAACACCCCATCATTACTACCACCCTTAAATGTTAAAGATGTATCTACCCCAGACCCTGAACCAAAGCTTACTGAATCACTTCCAAATCCCATATTACCGCTAGATGAAAGATCAATGTTTGTTGCTGCGATTGTAATAGTTCCATCGCTTGTATCAGAAAATATATCTAATTTGCCAGAGGCAGAAGAATAAATATATAAATCAGAATTTCTAAATATTATTTTTTCGGAGGTATTCATTAAAATATCATCATTAAATTGAAAATAATCTTCATCTTCCATCCATTTTATTAGACCAGAAGAGTCATTTGCTAAAAAATTTAAAGTAATATCCGTATTACTACTTGTTCCAAAATTTATAATATTACTTGATATATCACAAGTATCAGTATCAATATTATCAATAATTATATTACCGCTTGCATCCGGTAAATAGATTAATCTGGGATTTGTAGGGTCCCATAATAGACATCCATTAACATCAGAATTAGAAAGACTCGGATTTGTAAATTTGAGAATACCTCTTACTATAATATTATCATCTCTATCATCCCCTAGATAAACAGCATCCTCAAAAACAGCCAATCCTTTTACTTTAATAGTTTGAAATTCTATATTTGCAATATCTGTTAAATTTTCAGTTGTAATAATCGTTGCACTACTCACAGCAATATCTGGAAAAATAAATGTTTTATTTGCAGCATCTGCAAATTTAAGGTTAATATTTCCTGAACCAATTGTTGTTAAATCAATTATTAAAGAACTATTACTACTAGTATCTTGGAATTGTACTTTCTTTTTTCCAGGTGTTTTAAAGAGTAATGTTGTATTATCACTTTTTCCTATATTAATAGTACTTGTTTCTAATGTAATATTTCCAGTACCATTTGTTTTTATTTCAATATCACCATTTACCCCATTAGCCAAATTAATACTACCGCTATTAAGACTATTATTAGTATCAATTAATAAATTTCCAGTACCGTTTGTAGTCAAGTGCGCGTTAGTATTTAAATCTCCAATTTTAATATTTGTTCCTGATACTGACAAGAATGAGGTAACTGAACTAAGTGTGGAGACAACTGTCGCATCATGTGTTGTCAGTCCCATAATAAAAGAATCATCACCTTCTTTCCAATAAATGCATGCATTCCTACCTTTGCCTGATAAATCATAACCGATATCAACGGCATTAATTTTACCATTAGTCGAACCAGTTCTTCCAGAAATATCTAATTGAGCATGTATGTTAGCTGTACCAGAGACATCTAAACTAGTTAATATGTTAATAGTTGTAGTATCTAAATTAGTAGTAGCTAAATTAGTAGC